AAACATAGTGTCTGCTTGTGATCTATACTGTGCTGCTAACGCCGCATCATCCATAACATCGCCTGGCGCAGAATCTTCGGCTACAGGCATATTATTAACAGTTGCCATTTCAGAAATTTCTGTTGGATTACCTCCATCAATAGTTGCTAAGTCTTCAATTGCTACACCTTTTTGTTCAGCAATCATTTTGTTCAATTCTGTAAGACCAATAACCGTGCTTCTATCTGGAGTCATTTCTACTAAATCAGTAGGTACTTTCTGCATTTTTCCTGTAACGTGAAAACCAGCTAACATAATTCTACCATCCGGCAATCTTGATCTAGCCATTGCATTTGCAAAAACATCTTCGTTTTGACCAGCATCGCTTTCAATTAATTTCATTAGAGTATCATGCTCTTCTGCCATTAGGTTCTCAGTTGTTACTACAACGCAGTTGTCTGGTTCGCCTGGAACAGTTCTATATGCTACAATTACTTTTCTTTGATTGGTCTTAATTCGACCTACATGTTTATACATTATTTTTCTCCTTCAGTAGACGCCTGTTGTTGCGCCACTGCTGCTAGAAAAGTTTCTAGCTTAGTATAAGTTGTACCAACTGTAGTCATTTCATTAGGTTTAAATGCACCTCTTTGACTTGCTACGTCGATAATTTGTTTGATATTTCCCAAGTCTTGAACTGTTAGTTCGACTGGGGCCTCGTTTGCTGGAGCAGGTTGTGTTGTAGCTTCAGCTGATTGTACTTCTTCGGTCATATTTATTAACTCCTTATATACTTAATTATTCAAAAATATTTACTTATATTTCAAAAGTGGACAAGCCAAAGTGAAATACGATAGTTCTTTAGGCTCTTCAAAGCCCACTCTTAGTGTAGTATTAACATTGGATACACCTTTTTCTCCTAAACTNANNGATNTNCCAATATAGTATCTNCCTTTTAGATNNGNNTTNATCCATTTNGAAATACTATCTTGTAGGTTATATGCCATAGGTAGTTTTATATACTCAAAATGCATTGGAGCGACAAGTGTCTCTCTGCACTCAAATACTTCTAACCTATTTGGTTTTTTTGTTTTAAGCAGCGTTTTTGTCATAATGTACAGTTGTGCCAAAGGGCGCCTGTAAGTCCTTATTTTGATTAGAATGTATTACAAATACTGTATCACAGTAGTCTTCGTCTCCCCAACTACCCCAAGGATAACCATCGGTAAACATAATAAACTTCTTTGGAACAAAGTCAGTATCTTTCATATAGTGCCAGTTACAATCAAACTCAGTACCACCTCCGCCTTTGACTTCATAATCTTCTAAGTCTTTTCCGTTATCAGCAGTAAAATCGTCTTCGTTGTATACCTTTGTATCAAAGCACCATAACTTAATATTGTAATCTTTGTATTCTTCCATAATACCTTTAACTTCACTTAGGAAGTCTGTTGCTTGATCATTTCCAATTGAGCCACTCATATCAATTGCAACAGCAACATCTATTGTAGTGTCAAAATTCATTCCTGGAAGAATAGCACCAGTATGCCAACCTTTGCGGGAAGGTCTACTAAATGTATAATCGTTACGTATTGTGCTTTGAATCTGTTGACGTAGTATTTCTCGCCAGTTCATCTTAGGTTCTGTAAGTTCTTTTATCATACGTGAAATTTCACCAGGTAAATTACCAGCACCAGATGCTTGTGCGGCAGACATCATACTTTCTTTTATTTCTTCTTTAATTTTACGCATTTCTTCTTTTGAATATTTTGGTGGTCCGCTTTTACCTTTGCCTTTTTTAGGTTTACTAGAACCTTCTGAATCTCCTTCACCGTCCCAGTCAATGTGTTCATCTAACATTTCACCCAGTTGTTTTACAAATTCTTCACCGTTTTTTTCTGCTTCTTTAAACAGTTCATCATATACTTCTTCTGATGTCCACCCATCATATTTAAAATCTTGATAGCATTGTACAAGTTTAGGCATATCTCCAATTCGGTCGCGTTGTAACAGATTGTTTACAATATAGTCTGCAGCAATATTATATAACACAGGATTACGGCCATCGCGTCTGCCTAAATGATCAAATACACAATGTAAAATTTCATGTGCAATAACAAACTCGATTTCTTTGTTTGTCATAGCATTAAAAAATTGTGTGTTAAAATACAAATGACGACCATCAGTAGCCGCTGTAGGACACCAGTCATCACATGCTTCAATCTTAAGCCTTGTAGCCATATTACCGAAGAAAGGATGTCGTAGTAAAAGACCTACACGAGCTACAATAACATTGTCTAAAACTTTTTTACGCATTTCTACAAGTTCTTGCGATGTAATATCTGGATTAGGTTGGAAACCTTTAGTATCAATTGTCATGCCATCTCTCCTTAATTTTACTTATTATAACGTAGTTGTTAATCAAAGTCAAGTGAATTGGACGTTTTGTTTAGGAGAACGTCCAAACTCCTTATATTATGCCTCTTGTGCTTTGGTAATATACTTGCCAAAACGTTCATGAAACTCGTCAAAGCATTCAACTTCGTCTGGGTCAATTGGTAGAGCATACTGAGTGAGGGCTAACTTGATACCCATAACAACCAATTCAGTTTCAAAGTTGTCCATCATAAAACGTAAGAAAGAATTAACTTTAGAGTCAAATTTCTTATCGCCTTTATCGGATGCTTCTTTTAGTTCATAACAGAGCGAGACCGTTAAGGAATACATGGCACTGATTTCTTTGGTCTTAAGCTCTTTAACCTTGCCTGATAAAATATCAGTTGGGTTAGGCATTGATGATGCTACCTTACGGTGAGCAACAAACTTGATGCCTAGGCCTTCGCCTACTGCACCTGATACAAGATCAGTTGTAGTTTCTTCATCAAGCTCATCTTCTAACAATTCACTTACAAAGGACCAACTACGTGGTGTTGCAAATGAACGGCTTGGAGATTTAGGATCAAAATCGTAAAGGTCTTTTTTGCTAAATGTCAAATAACCTACAACGTCATTGTGTATGTCATTATTGACTGCCCATGTAAACCAGTCGTCAAAGTCGACAGCAAGTTCTATATGAACAAATCTATTAGCAAGCGGAGCAGGCATTCTATAAGTAACACCTTTATCTGCTTCACGGTTACCTGCAGCAACAATAAGAACATTGTCTGGTAACTCGTATTGTCCAACCTTACGATTTAGAATAAGTTGGTAAGCGGCCGCTTGTACTGCTGGCGCCGCTGAATTCATTTCGTCTAAGAATAGTACAATCCATTTATACTTCTTAGCCATTTCTTTTGTTGGCAATTCTTGTGGTGGTGCCCAAGCCATTACATTATCATTTGCAGCATAATATGGAATGCCTTTGATATCTGTTGGTTCCCAAAGCGAGAGTCTAATATCAATTAGTTTTGAATTTTCAAGCTCGTTAGTAACCTGTCCAACAATATCAGACTTACCAATGCCTGGAGGTCCCCACATAAAGATAGGACGTTGTTTCTTAAATGCATGCCTAATACTCTTTTTTGCTCTATTAGGACTTACAGTGCGTACTGCTACATTTTCCATTTTGTATTCCTCTATATTTGTTTTCAGTGCCATACTTTATTTCTAAGTATGTATATATAATACTATCAATAGGGGAAGAAGTCAACCAGTTTTTTACCAAAAACTAATCTTTTTGTCTGTTCATAGCTTTTATTAAGCCGTATTTTCTTACATCGCCGCTAAAAAGATGCAGTTCCATTGCCTTTTTTTCGTTTGTTACAACTATGCCTTGTCTATCTAAATAGTAAGGACAATCGATAAACTGATCCATCCATATTATTACATTTGTTGTAAAGTCAAAGTCCTTAGGGTAAGGTACTTGATATGTTTGCAATTCTAATTCTTCAGTAATAAATTTATAACCAGATTCAGTAAGGCGCAGTCCACCTATATCTTTTGAGCGTGTGTTTTGCCACCATATAGTTATATGTTGTTTTACAGTTGCTTCATCGATGCTTTTATTTGCAGTCTTAAGAAATATTTTTGTGTAGTTTTCTTTCCAGTTCATTAGTTTTCCAATGGAACTGATTCTCCTGCAGTCAGCTTTACTACCGAAAACTCTTTACAACTAAACAATTCATTAAGTTTTTTTGCTAGATTTATTGCATGACCTGGATTAGAAAAAGAAACTTTCTTATATTTAGGCCCTGGGTAGTTTGTTAGACTATGCGAAGATTTCAAATTAAATGGTTTATTTTTAAAAAATACTGCCCATATAGCATCAGCGTCTAATATTTGTTCGCTTTTATATGTTTTTTTATCTATAAACTCTAATAAAACTGTTGGTTTAGGTCTACTCATATACGTTGTCCTTTAATTAACTACGTATATATTTATCTATTTTTACCAACTATTCCCGCCGTCTAGCCTTACTTCTATGGTTTCGTCTTCTTTATTATTCTTTTTAATTAATAATGATTCTAAGTCACCGTTAAGCCTAGTCATAACTTCGCCTAATGTAAAGGCTAATCTTTTAGCTTGTTGTATATCAAGTGTTACATCACGAGATCTACTTGCATCTGCACTTTTAACTTGAGAAATAAACTGTTGTATTGCTACTGTGTTTAGTGGCTCACTTTGCATTTGCTTTACTCAATTCGGTTCGCATTTCTAAAGCAGTTTTAAAAGGTCCTTTGTAAGGATAACGTTCAACTGTAATAGCTTTAGGACAAAAACTTTTAACCCAACCTTTATCAAATCTAATAATATAAAAACCTGCACAGTACAAACTTTTTGATTTTGTACTTTTAGTAAACAACGGTAGTTTTTGTTTAACATCATATAAAGGATTGTGAGGTGTACAGCTAGTTGGAAAGCCATGTACATCGTCTAAAGTAACTTCAGTAATTTCTAAAGAACTCCAACTTAGTTTTCCTAGGTCTTTTTCAAGCTCTACTTTATTGTTTACAAATCTAGATCCATTTATATCAGTAACCATATACTTTTCATCTGAATATGCTAGTGTGGCAACTTTATTGCCTTCATTTTCGATAATCCAAAACTTACCGTCAATTATTTCTTTTGCATTTATTGTCATGCTGTATACCTCGCTTGTAATGGCTCAGCATAGCTTTGAGCCTGTTCGCTTACCCGTTGAAGATCCCATAAGGCACAAAACTTCATTAGTCGTAAACCAACTTGTGTTATTTGTTTAGGTTGTTCTATTGCACTGTCAATCGTACTATTAATTATCTCTCTAATATCTGTAGGTTGTGCAGTCAAGTCGCATAGTACAACGTTTCTATTATAATCGTCTAATACACGATGCTCTATACCATTATGGTCTACCCAACGCTGTAGCATCATGTTATTCCAGTTGAAGCCTTTGTTATCTTTGTCTGCAAAAGCTTCTGTTAAGCCTACCTTATTCTTAGTGCCTTTTACTCTAACACCTGGAAACGCACTAAACACATTGTCACTTTTGTCACCACGCATACACTTCTCAAACAACATAAATGCAGGATTAGGTGCAGGCTTTTCTAGTTTAGTTTTCTTATCAATTACACGTAGGCCTTTCTTATCAAAGTAGCCTTCGTGTGTGATAGTAGTTTCTGTAACACCATTGTATTGTTTTACATTAGGTGCAATAAGTTGTGCAAAGTCGCCATCAGTACTAATGATAACATGATTGTCATTAGGGTGCGATTGTACCCAACCAGCAATAAGATCATCTGCTTCTAGTTGCTTATTCTGTAGTACCGAACAGTTAGTTTTAGTACCTACAAAGTCTTTGAATGTGTCAAAGGCTTCCCAAAACAATTTATCTTCTTGTTCTTCTTTCTCAGTAAGTGCAGCTCTAGCATCACTTCGGTTACGCTTGTATGGCTCATAATAATCCTTACGCCATGAACGGCCTTCTAAACAGAACACAACATGATCTGCATCGAAGTCTTGCCATGCTTTTCTAACACCTGCTAGTGTAATATGAAAAGCCATACCGACTTTTGTGTCTAAGTCGCCTCTAATAACGTGTCTTGCACGAAAAAATGTATTTGCTGTGTCTACTAGTACGTAAGTTGCCATAAGTTTGCCTTTGTATAAAATATAATACTATTATAACACCAGATCTGGCTTGTGTCAACCATTAAGATACTTCGCTCTTATCATCACTTAATGGTTTAACATTTATGTATCCAGCACCTCTATCTGTATCTAAACCTTCGTCTGATAACATATTATACACAATATCTTTAAACCAACGATCTACAATTTCTTCTTCCGGATCTGATTCTGTCCCGTACCCGTTTTGAATTAATTCTTGGATGAAATACTTATTCCAATCAAGTTCAAAGAAGCCGTTTCGAATATTATCTTCGTTTACCTTCATATCAAGCACGTTTACCCAAGACTGTTTCTTGCGTGTATGATATTCTTTAGGATTCTTTTTTCTTAAAAGTTCAAGTTTTTCTTCTTCAACTTTTACCTTTTCTGCTTCTATTTTATCTAACCCTGTTAGTTTCTTTAACCATCTTTTCATTTTGTCTCCTTAAAATATTCGACGCTTTGTGTCATTCGACTAATTGTAAAAAATTTAGGATCAGTATATGTATGAGTACCTTCTGCTCTGATGTCAATATACATACCTTCTGCCTGCAATTCAGCCCATGTTTTATTAATTTGGTCTACTTCACTTTTGAACTTAGATACAAGTTTAGTTATTTTTGGGTCTTTCATATTACCAGCCAGCCTTTCTAATCCTATCTTGATCGATAGGAGCCTTCATTGCTTTATCTAACTGTTCGTTAGTTTCTTTTTTAATTTTGTATAATGCATCCATATCTCTATTATGTTCCCCAGGCATTTCCGAATAAGCTGATATGGAGTCTAGGGGTAAATCGCCATCCTTCTGCCATACACGCTTCGGCAACGTCTTTAACGTTGAGAACATATTCTTCACTGCGTCCGCCCAACGGCATAAGATATACCGGACATTCCACCCCGGCACTTCTGTAAGCGTCAACAGCCTTTTTAACTTCATCAAAGTCGCTTTGAGTAGCGACAACAAACTTAAGATACATGTCACTATCAGTAACAAGCTGATACTCACTAGCCACATCAGGCTTAATAGCAGTATCCCAAGGTTCTCCGCTAACGCTAAGTTTTGGGGAACAAGACCAAGTGACTTGGATTCTGTCCTGATCGTTGAGATAGTTAAAGAGATCTTCGTGTAAATGTTGTGTAGTATTTGTTTCAAAAGTAATATTCCTCAAGTCTTTCATACGTGGATGTTCGAATAACTCTACGTACAGTCGTTGCCACGCCAACAACGGTTCGCCACCGGTCATAATCAAATGAACGTCTTGACCATTATCTTGTACCCATTTACCATTAGGTGTAAGAGATAGTAAATGTTCAACTACTTCGTCAACAGTTGC